ATGAGATTAGCCAGTCGTTTTGGTTATGCGAACCAGATACGTCGTGATCGTCCGCTGACACACGAAGAACTGATGCGCCATGTACCGAGTATTTTTGGGGAAAACCGACATACCTCTCGCAGTGAACACTATGCGTACATTCCCACTATCACCGTCCTGGAAAATCTGCAGCAGGAAGGCTTTCAGCCGTTCTTTGCCTGCCAGACCCGCGTGCGCGACCAGAGCCGCCGGGAATACACAAAACACATGCTGCGTCTGCGGCGGGCCGGACAGATAACCGGTCAGCATGTCCCTGAAATTATTCTGCTCAACTCCCATGACGGTTCATCCAGCTACCAGATGTTACCCGGATATTTTCGTGCCATTTGTACCAATGGACTGGTCTGCGGTCAGTCTCTGGGAGAATTGCGTGTTCCACACCGGGGAAATGTGGTGGACAGAGTCATTGAAGGGGCTTACGAGGTGGTGGGCGTTTTTGACCGGATAGAGGAGAAGCGTGATGCCATGCAGTCGCTGGTCCTGCCGCCACCGGCACGCCAGGCGCTGGCACAGGCGGCACTGACTTACCGTTATGGTGACGAACATCAGCCCGTCACCACCGCCGACATTCTGACACCACGACGCCGGGAGGATTACGGTAAGGACCTGTGGAGTGCTTATCAGACCATCCAGGAGAATATGCTGAAAGGCGGGATTTCCGGTCGCAGTGCAAAAGGAAAACGTATCCATACCCGGGCCATTCACAGCATTGATACCGACATTAAGCTCAATCGCGCATTGTGGGTGATGGCAGAAACGCTGCTGGAGAGCATGCGCTGATGCCGTTTCACTGAAAGTGCAGTCCTGACTCACATCTGTTCCTGCCCCGGGGCTTCTTCCATTCATTTACTTTTTATAAGGAATAACCTCATGACAACCGTTTCGCATAATTCCACCACACCTTCTGTTTCCGTAACCACTGCATCAGGGAATAACCCACCTCAGCTGGTTGCCACTCCCGTCCCTGATGAACAGCGCATCAGCTTCTGGCCGCAGCATTTTGGCCTCATTCCACAGTGGGTGACCCTGGAGCCCCGTGTCTTCGGCTGGATGGACCGTCTTTGCGAAGACTACTGCGGTGGTATCTGGAATCTGTACACCCTGAACAACGGCGGGGCATTTATGGCACCCGAACCGGATGACGATGATGACGAAACATGGGTACTGTTCAATGCCATGAACGGCAACCGCGCTGAAATGAGCCCGGAAGCCGCCGGTATTGCTGCCTGTCTGATGACGTACAGTCATCATGCCTGTCGTACGGAGTGTTATGCCATGACGGTCCACTATTACCGGCTGCGGGATTACGCCCTGCAGCATCCGGAATGCAGCGCCATTATGCGCATCATTGACTGAATGGAGGCAGGGACAATGCAGCAGCTTTCCTTTCTGCCCGGAGAGATGACGCCCGGCGAGCGCAGTCTCATTCTGCGGGCCCTGCAAACCCTGGACCGCCATCTTCATGAACCCGGCGTGGCCTTCACCTCCACCCGTGCGGCACGGGAATGGCTGATTCTGAACATGGCGGGACTGGAGCGGGAAGAGTTCCGGGTGCTGTATCTGAACAACCAGAATCAGCTGATTGCCGGTGAAACCCTCTTCACCGGCACCATCAACCGTACGGAAGTTCATCCCCGGGAAGTGATTAAACGCGCCCTGTACCACAATGCCGCTGCCGTGGTGCTGGCGCACAATCACCCGTCCGGTGAAGTCACACCCAGTAAGGCAGACCGGCTTATCACCGAACGTCTGGTACAGGCACTGGGCCTGGTGGATATCCGGGTGCCGGACCATCTGATAGTCGGTGGCAACCAGGTTTTCTCCTTTGCCGAACATGGTCTGCTTTAACCCGTCACAACCAACATCACACCTGTTTTCACTTTTATCTTCTGTCTTCAGAGGTATCACATCATGAGAATCATCACCCGTGGTGAAGCCATGCGTATTCACCAACAGCATCCTGCATCCCGTCTTTTTCCGTTCTGTACCGGTAAGTATCGCTGGCACGGCAGTGCTGAAGCGTATACTGGTCGTGAAGTGCAGGATATTCCCGGCGTTCTTGCCGTGTTTGCAGAACGCCGTAAGGACAGTTTTGGCCCGTATGTCCGGCTGATGAGTGTCACCCTGAACTGATGTTCCGTCACCCGGGAAACGAGTACGACCAGATGACCTCAGACGCCGCTGTGGATGAGGCCATTCTCATCAATGCATACATCTTCACCGAAACCGGTCAGCGCGCCGGCTGACCTGTCATCGTTAAACCATTCTTAACCACTTTTCAGAGAGGATTTTATCGTGTCAGACAAACTCTCCGGGATAACTCATCCCGATGACAATCACGACCGCCCCTGGTGGGGGCTTCCCTGCACAGTGAGGCCCTGTTTTGGCGCTCGTCTGGTGCAAGAGGGTAACCGCCTGCATTACCTTGCCGACCGCGCCGGTATCAGAGGCCGCTTCAGCGACGCAGATGCATACCATCTGGACCAGGCCTTTCCGCTGCTGATGAAACAACTGGAACTCATGCTCACCAGCGGTGAACTGAATCCCCGATATCAGCATACCGTCACGCTGAATGCAAAAGGGCTGACCTGCGAAGCCGACACCCTCGGCTCCTGTGGTTACGTTTATCTGGCTGTTTATCCGACACCAGCACCCGCAACCACCTCATAACCCCGAAGCTCTCACCTTTAGCACTACCAGTTACAGAGAACTTAAGATGAAAACATTATCCGACACACATGTACGGGAGGTATCTCGCTGCCCGTCTCCCGTCACCATCTGGCAGACACTGCTCATCCGACTGCTGGACCAGCATTATGGCCTCACACTGAATGACACACCGTTTGCCGATGAACGTGTGATTGAGCAGCATATTGAGGCAGGCATTTCACTGTGTGATGCAGTTAATTTTCTCGTGGAAAAATACGCGCTGGTGCGTACCGACCAGCCGGGATTCAGCACCTGTCCCCGCTCTCAGTTAATAAACAGTATTGATATCCTCCGGGCTCGCCGGGCGACCGGCCTGATGACCCGCGACAATTACAGAACGGTAAATAACATTACCCTGGGTAAGTATCCGGAGGCGAAATGATGAAACTGGCCCTGACACTGGAAGCCGACAGCGTTAACGTACAGGCACTGAACATGGGGCGCATTGTCGTTGACGTCGATGGTATTGAGCTCGCTGAACTGATTAACATGGTCTGCGATAACGGCTACTCCCTTCGTGTTGTTGATGAATCTGACCAGACCTCAGCAGAATGCACGCCACCATTTGCTACCCTTACCGGCATACGCTGCAGTACCGCACATATCACGGAAACGGACAACGCCTGGTTGTACTCGCTGTCACACCAGACCAGTGACTTCGGTGAATCAGAATGGATTCATTTTACAGGTAGCGGATATCTGTTACGTACCGATGCGTGGTCATACCCGGTTCTGCGGCTTAAACGCCTGGGGCTGTCAAAAACGTTCCGTCGTCTGGTCGTCACACTCATCCGGCGTTATGGCGTCAGTCTCATTCATCTGGATGCCAGCGCTGAATGCCTGCCGGGTTTACCCACTTTCGACTGGTAACCAGGAACAACATGAAATCATTAACCACGGAAACAGCGCTGGATATTCTGATTGCGTGGCTGCAGGACAATATCGACTGCGGATCGGGAATTATCTTTGACAACGATGAGGATAAAACGGATTCAGCAGCACTGTTGCCCTGTATCGAACAGGCCCGGGAGGATGTCCGTACCCTGCGTCATCTGCAGCTTCTGCACCAGAACCGGTGAAGCTCACTCACCAGACTTCATTCCTCTGACGCCAGCCTGCACAGGGCTGGCGTTTTCATTTATCTGCAAAAAGGAATATCGATTATGTCAGATATCACAATCTCCCGTCCGGAAGTGGTCAACGGGCATACGGACGTTATCTGCTCAACCAGCATTCGCCACATTCTGGCTGTACGAAAGAGTACACTGTTGCAAATCGACACACTTATCCGACAACTGGCTGAAATCTCGGTGCTGACGGAAAGCATCGGAGGTAAAACTGCCCCGGACTGGGCCATGAAACAGGATTTTCGCTGCGGCTGCTGGCTGATGGAGAAACCCGAAACAGCAATGAAAGCCATTACCCGGAATCTTGATCGCGAAATCTGGCGTGACCTGATGCAACGTTCCGGGATGCTGTCATTAATGGATACGCAGGCCCGTGATACATGGTACCGGTCACTGGAGTACGATAATTTTCCGGAAATCAGCGAAGCGAACATTCTGAGCACATTTGAACAACTGCACCAGAATAAGGATGAGGTGTTTGAGCGAGGGGTGATCAACGTCTTCAGAGGGCTGAACTGGAATTACAAAACCAATTGCCCCTGTAAATTTGGCAGTAAAATTATCGTCAACAATCTGGTGAGATGGGACCGGTGGGGATTTCATCTTATCACCGGACAACAGGCTGACCGACTCGCCGATCTGGAAAGAATGTTGCACCTGTTCAGCGGTAAACCAATCCCCGACAACCGGGGAAACATCACCCTTCGTCTGGATGATCACATTCAGTCTGTTCAGGGTAAAGAGAGCTATGAAGATGAGATGTTCAGCATCAGATACTTTAAGAAGGGCTCCGCGCATATCACGTTCAGAAAACCAGAACTGGTTGACAGACTGAATGATATTATCGCAAAACACTATCCTGATATGCTGGCAGTATAGCTTTGCCAGTATGCTCAAAGATCGGAAATTGTCCGATAAGATATGATCGCGGGGCATATAAACCGGTTTCAGATGGCATACCCGATGGCATACTGTCTGGAAGGGAAAATAAAAAAGCGCATGTTAAACAATAACATGCGCTTATAATCTGGCGGTGAGGGGGGGATTCGAACCCCCGATACGTTGCCGTATACACACTTTCCAGGCGTGCTCCTTCAGCCACTCGGACACCTCACCAAATTGTCGTTCCTGTCTTGCTGGAACGGGCGCTAATTTAGGGAAATCATGACCTGAGGTCAACAAACTTTTTAAAAAAATCGCGCGTTTATTCAAACTTCAATCAATATGCAGTTTTAATAAGCGAAATCTGCTTTTTTTGCCACCGACCACGGATTTGTTATGCTGGTGGCCTTTGTAGATCATAACGATAAGTGCGAATAAATTTCGCGCAACGCTTTTCGGGAGTCAGTATGGACATCATCTTTTATCACCCAACGTTCGATACCCAATGGTGGATTGAGGCACTGCGCAAAGCGATTCCTCAGGCAAGAGTCAGAGCATGGAAAAGCGGAGACAATGAATCAGCCGATTATGCTTTAGTCTGGCATCCTCCTGTTGAAATGCTGGCTGGGCGCGATCTTAAAGCGGTGTTTGCACTCGGGGCGGGTGTTGATTCTATTTTGAGCAAGTTACAGGCTCACCCTGATATGCTGAAACCTTCTGTTCCACTTTTTCGCCTGGAAGATACCGGTATGGGCGAGCAAATGCAGGAATATGCCGTTAGTCAGGTGCTGCATTGGTTTCGACGTTTTGACGATTATCGCACCCAGCAAAATAATTCACATTGGCAACCGCTGCCTGAATATCATCGGGAAGATTTTACCATCGGCATTTTGGGCGCAGGCGTACTGGGCGGTAAAGTTGCCCAGAGTCTGCAAACCTGGCGCTTCCCGCTGCGTTGCTGGAGTAGAACCCGTAAATCGTGGCCTGGCGTGCAAAGCTTTGCCGGACGGGAAGAACTTTCTGCATTTCTGAGCCAATGCCGGGTATTGATTAATTTGTTACCGAATACCCCTGAAACCGTCGGCATTATTAATCAACAATTAATCGAAAAATTACCGGATGGCGCGTATCTCCTCAACCTGGCGCGTGGTGTTCATGTCGTGGAAGATGACCTGCTCGCGGCGCTGGATAGCGGCAAAGTTAAAGGTGCAATGCTGGATGTTTTTAATCGCGAACCCTTACCGCCGGAAAGTCCGCTCTGGCAACATCCACGCGTGGCGATAACACCACATGTCGCCGCGATTACCCGTCCCGCTGAAGCTGTGGAGTACATTTCTCGCACCATTGCCCAGCTCGAAAAAGGGGAGAGGGTCTGCGGGCAAGTCGACCGCGCACGCGGCTACTAATAAAGCATCAGGTTTCCTGCTATCCTTGGCGGGAATTGAATACAGGAGAGAGTTATGTATCCCGTCGACCTTCATATGCATACCGTTGCCAGCACGCATGCATATAGCACATTGAGTGATTACATTGCCCAGGCCAAACAAAAGGGCATTAAACTTTTTGCGATCACCGATCATGGCCCAGATATGGAAGATGCGCCGCATCACTGGCACTTCATTAACATGCGTATCTGGCCGCGAGTGGTTGATGGGGTTGGGATCCTGCGCGGCATCGAAGCTAACATTAAAAATGTTGACGGTGAAATTGACTGCAGTGGCAAAATGTTTGATTCGCTGGATCTGATTATTGCCGGTTTTCATGAGCCGGTGTTTGCGCCGCATGACAAAGCGACCAATACGCAAGCGATGATCGCCACTATCGCCAGCGGCAATGTGCATATAATAAGCCATCCCGGAAACCCGAACGTAGTCAACCCCCAATAACACCCGATTTCCAATAAAAAAGCCCCATCACAAGGACAGGGCTTAGGAATCAATTACTTACATCACTTAATATCTTTCATTTTACGGATACGCGCGCTTGCTTCCGGTAGTTCATCCAGTGTTACGTGATAAGCAAGCATACAGACAGGAGTCGGATCGAATCCCTCATGAGTATTGATCAGATGGCTATTCCCGCCTTTAAACTCATCCTGTCCATCCCACATAGCGTACACGTCATCTTCTGCTACATAGATAATCAATCCAATAGGGGAGTTAGTAAGCTGGAAGATGCAGCCAGTAGAATCAATGCGATGTTCCCGAACGTCATCAACAGTTTCAAAGTCAATCTTAATATCTTTAGTCTTCATGATTTGCCCTCGCGTGAAAAATATTTTCGATTATTTATAAAAAAGACTTGACAAAATTGATAGGTACTGTTCCACGGGTGAAATAAAGCGAGTTTTCGGCACCCCGGTTTTTGATGTGCGTGTGAGATTTCAAAACAGGTGCAGTGCAGCCCACCAGCGCGGTCGCTACGCGACTATTAACACCAGCCAATCCCTTTCCTCGCCTCGATCTTTCCCTTCGTTATAAAGCGTTTTAGGCGCTCTCCTGAATGCGCAGATCAGATAAATAATTTTACGCAAATTTAATGGAGGATAACCGGATGAAAGAAGAATTAACCCTTACAGAAATTTCCCGCTTATACGGCTATACAATTAACGCCGCTAAGAAATGGCAAGAACGAGGAATGCCATTTAACACCAATACACGACGCGTACCGCTCAAGGAAGGGACCGAATGGATAGCAAAAAATATCATCAGTCCACTCAGGGAAACTACTGTCAAAGAACAAATCGACGTAGAGAAGTTACGCCGCGAGAGAGCATTAGCGGACGCAGCCGAACGAGAGAACCAGGAAGCAATGAATCTCCTGATTCCTGTCGGGTATGTAGAACAGCAACTAGCGGAATATTGCGGAAAAGTGAAGCAGACTATTTTGCAGATCGCCACAATCGACGCTTTAGAAATTCTCGAATCTGCCACTGATCAGAAAACATTGAAGAATAAGCTAAGGGAGATCATCGAGCGTCGTTTAAATGAAGTAGGGGACTTGTTCGAAAATGCAGATTTTGGTGAAGACGAGGAAGAAGAATTACCATTAATGGATGAACCGGAACAAGAACCAGAAGAAGACGATGAATTTGATGTGTCTTAAAACGCGTTATAAATAAATGTATGAAAGATGTTGAGCTGGTCAACGTCTACGGGGGAGAACATCCCCCGCTTAACTTTTAAGAGGATATAAAACTATGGCTACTTTTATTACCTATGCTGTCATCATTACTATTCTGGCTGTTATTTCTGCTTATAAACTCGGAACCGAAAATAGAGAACGTGCTGAATTATTCTTAGGTGCGTTTGTTGCATTTGCTAGTCTTGCGTTAATTGTCGAAGGAATTTCTTATATTGTTGGCCTAGTTAGTATGACACTTTTTAACTTCCATCCGGCTATTTCTATGCATCTACTGCTTACTGTATGCTGGGTATATTGCTTAATCGAATTTTTAACGTTTGTTTTCAAACAGACTAAATAATATTGTAATCTGCCATTTCTCCTTATGTGGTTTTAACAGGGAATTTTCGAAAGAGAGTTCCCGATTAAAAGCCATAAAACACATTCAGTACAGTGTTTTCATAGTCAGTGACTATACAACATAAAAACATAACAAGTATAGATTGAGTATTAATCCTCCCGCCCCTTCGGGGGCGGTTATTTTTCTGGCTTTAAAGAATAATGTAGCATTATGTTCATTATAACCTCATCTTTGTTGTGCAAAACCTAACCTAAACTTACTAGGGACTCTTCGGAGTCCCTTTTTTATTGGCAGTAAGAAAAGTTAGTACCGTACATTTCATCATGAAGCATTGCAGCATTGCGTTTCTGTTCTTCTTCCTCATCTTCTACATCACTAGAAAAATGAGATTTGCCCTTAAAAGAACGAAGTAATTGCAGTGCAGCCATCGGATCACGCATCACATCGATTTTCACTTCTACTTCATCATTTGCGGCCTCATCAGCCGCGTTTTCAACTACTGCTACCGGAGCAACTTCTTTAGCTTTCAGTTCTTCAATCTCAGCTTTCTGTGCTTCGATAATCTGGTCTTTTTCTTCCAGTGCAGCTTTCAGTTCTGCGATCTGTGCTTCCAGTGCAGCAAAGCGATCTTCAACAACCGGAGAAACAGCATTCACCTGTGCTTCCAGTTCCAGAAATGCTTCGCAAGATTCAATACGTTCTTTCTCTTCACCTTCATAAGCAACCAGTTCTACAACTTCTTTTTCGGTAGCGTGGCTGTTAAAGAAAACAGCAAAGTAAGGATTGCCGGATTTAGTGAAGTTCAGTTTAGCTTTTCCGGTAACTTCTTTACGACGACCGAAGGTGATCTGGCAATCAGCGGTATCCTGAAAATCCATGTTAGGAGCGGAAACGATAGCAGTATCACCAGCAATAACCAGGTGGAACAGTTCAGAAGAGTTCTTAACGGTAAAAGTAACGATGCGGTCTACTGCAACGTCTTTAGCAGGTTTAACGCGGTCGATTGCTTTACGAATGCCGTTAGGCAGTTTACCGTCAACACCAAAGCCAGCCGCGATCAGTGCTTCACGATGTGCTTTAAAGCCAGCGAAAGCGGATTTCTGCTGCGCAAAGGAAACATGAGCAACAACTTTCGGCTGAATCTTCTTGTTTGCTTCGGTGCCAAATTTGATAACTGCTTTAGCGTTGGTTACTTCGTTAGTGAAAAAGTTAGCGGAAAATAACATTATAAATACTCCGTGGAAAGTTAGTTTTAATTGTTCATTTCAAGCCTCCTTTGCTGCAACAAGGGAGGCTTTTTCTTTTTTAAAGCCATCATATAATTCTCAGTGAAAGGTTATTACCACACCTCTGCGGTAATCTTTACTTTAATGTCATACTTCTTTAAGAGTTTGTGGAAGGTTGATTGATCAATACCTTCACCTTTAAACCATTCACCCATCACTACATCAGGTGTCAGTTCAAAATAACGCTTTGCCATTTCTAAAACGATTTCACGAGTGAACTTAACAGGTCGTGCCATCTTAAATCCTCCTAAATCTGGATTAATGATTTCTTAAAAAAGAGCGTTAACCGCTCACTATTATTTATATGGGGATTGTATTTTATTTTTCAACCCCTCACATTTATCTCTTATATATGTATTTATAACAGAGATATGTTAAAATGTTATTCAGATGTTATCAGACGTGTTAAATGTGTTAAACCGCAGCACGAATTGCTAAAGAGAAGAACACGAATTAACCAAATTGATGTTTATTCAATCAATTTAGAAAAATGCATAGCACTTTTTGCTAAAGCGGTGAGCATTAATTGAGCTATGAATTGTAAAGATTTGTTACAAGATTTTCTCTCAGATCCAAATCTTCACAAACATATAACAATTTAACACGGTGATAACAATAGGAAGGAAAATCGGTAAATTTTCACTTTCAATACAAATATTATACCACATTTTTTCTCAAATTGTCAAGTATAGCACCAAACCTACATAGTGTCAAGAAAGGACTTTCAAACCTACACTAGCACTACACTATGAAAATTGCCCCTGAATTTTGCCCCTGAACCAAAATCCCCTAGATTTCACTATCCCATTTTTGCCCCTGAAACCTACTATTTTTGCCCCTGAAATTCTGGGAAACGGTGATTTTGCCCCTCATTTTTGCCCCTGAAATGCCAATAATTGCCCCTGAAAATCTAATTTTTGCCCCTGAAATTTGCCCCCGAAAAGGATTGGTGAGAAAAACTCTTTATAAAACATTAACTTAGCGAGGGGCAAAAACGGGGAATCGGGCGTGCATAGATATTATATAACACATTCGCTACGCTCATGTGTAAAACCAAAAACAACAAATAACCAAAAAGATATTAGGAGGGCGTAGCCCGACTGCGCGAAGCGCTAACCAATTACTTCTAGTAACACTAATTTAAACTAGATGATACTAGATGGTCTTAGAAGGAATTAACTAGTTTGCTCGCTCGCTTCGCTCACTCTCAAACGTCTGCGACGCCACTGCGTGGCATCGAGAATCACTTCTGAAAGGATTTTCTTGAAAGGGATTTTTAAACTAGTTACTAACTGATTCTAGAAAGATAGTAATAATCACTTTGAAGATAATAGTAGTTAACTGGTTACTAGATGATTCTAGATCACTTTAATGATCATGAAAGGTATTGGTTATCCCTTCGGGATTGCAACCTTCGGTTGCTAAATTGCTTCCTGATTATAATTTCTCCAAAAGAAAGATTCTTATATTCTAAAGATACTTCTTCGTTTTGATGATGATTTAATCAAAATCTATGAAGGAGGCGAAGCCGACTGAATACCAATTCCTTTCAAATTAGACAAAAATTTCTCGTTATAAATAATAGTGTACTTTGTTTGATTCACTTTCTTTTAGAGGATTTCCACTATGATCAATACTAAAACTCCTTTCATTCTTCTGGGTCTGAACCATGATGATAATCTGGCTATGATGCATGTTTTCGCTAATCGTGGTTATAACATCATTCGTCATTCCGAAGACTCCAATTTCTCAACTGCTTTCTATGCTCTTAAACGTAATGGTCGCCCTACGGTGATCGTAGACTGCTTTACTGATGAAGGTCGTGAACAATACAACAACATTCCGGCAATTATTGTTCGTGATGACCTGCCGTTTGATGTTCGTGAATATGACGTTGATTTAGGCTCTTACTATGGGATCGCCGATCTTGACCAGATTATGGCTGATTATGGTAAACAACCCGCTCAGGAAGCCCCAGAACACGATGAACAAGACGAAGATGACGACGACTACACACCAATCTGTTTCTCTTCTCACGGTGGCTTCTACGGTTACGATGAAGGCTTAGATATGCTGTAATTTAGGTCAACCCTTTGGCGTCTTGTCAAGGGGTATTGACAAAATTTTCTGACTTTTTTATGATTATCGCACTTGACAATTTTGAACCTATTTGACCTAGATTTGTAAAGAGGATGTAACATGAAAGAATTTACCATCACTAAATCCCTGTATGACTGGACTGTTAAAATCTCCGGCAAAACCGTTTCTGTAAGCCCTAGCCATGTAGAAAATGATTGGGGCGTATCCCGTGAAACAATCTCCCGTAGTATGCATGTTCCGTTTGATCTGATGTCCTTAACTGGTATTCATGCAATGCTGGAAGTTCGCGAACAATTCGAAGCTGGTAATCACAATGCGACTCCAGTTAGCAATCACCTTCTTACTAATGAAGAACGTGAAATCATCGAAAACTGGCGTTATGAATATGCGATTCCTTACTACGAAGAAGATCAGGTAGAAATCGATTGGTAATAAATTTCTATTATAAATAAAATTGTTCCGGTGGTGATGCCGGAACTAGGAGGACCAAATCATTAAACCGTTTAAGGGGAATTTTTACTATGAATACTGTTACCGTTATGAATACTGCTAAAACTGCTTCCGTGTCTCTGGTTGTCGATAACACCAAACCGCTGACCATGTCTTCCCGTCAGATCGCTGAATTTACCGATAAGAAGCACAGCAATGTAATGCGCGATATTCGCGAAATGTACGAATCTTTAGGTATTATCGATCAGCTCAAAACTGAATTTGTCGAGAGAATCAATAACTTAGGATATGCTGTTAAAGAACCAGTATATCACTTAGACGAAGAAATGACGCTGACTCTTGTCACTGGTTACGATGTTAAGCGTCGAATGGTTGTTATTCAGGAATGGAAGCGACTGAAAGAAGAAAATGAAAAACTGCGTCAGGAACGTTTAGCCGTTAACCCGTATGCAGACTTTGAAGAAACAGACTGGATCGAACTGGCATTAAAGAAAACTCGCGAAAATAAAAAGCTGATTGAACTTCATGTTCGCAAATCAGTAGATAGCCATTCAATGACCCGTCTGTTAGGCGCTAAAAAGGGCGCTACGAAGGTTAAAGAAGCACTAACGGCCTTGCGTACTGCTGGCTACATTGAGCGCGTCTACGATGAAAATAACAAGCCGTGTGGGTATGTTGCTAATGACTCTTCTCTGTCTTTCTGCCGCATGAATGCTCACTACCAGCTTGAGTTTACTGTTGATGTGCTTCCGGTGCTGGTTGAATTGGGTGTTCTGGAAGAAGAACAAAAAGCAACTCTGAATCTTCCTAAGCCGAACAACACTATTCTGATTCAAAATAAAGCGGCTGAACGTCTACGCCAGAATGTTGGATCACTGGAAGTCTTCGGACTGTGATTAATCGCCCGGCGCATAATTGCGCTGGGCTTTTTGTATCTGGTGATCTAACCAATTTTGCTCAGATTGTTTTACATACAAAAAAGCCACTCCGAAGAGTGGCAAAGAGAATCAAAACTCAAAAACCTGTTGCTTCTACGATCTGACCATCACCGATCTGAACATAGAATTTAATGTCTAACTTCTTCATATTCTTATAGAATTGGGCGATTGAGATCCCATGTTCACTAAGAATCTGTTCTTTCGCTTCCTTACCACGATCCGCTGTATAGTAAGCATAGGCAATATCAGCCATCTGTTCACGGGTAAAACGGCAAGGACGACCGCGAGTAGCTTTAGTAGTCATAGTCATTTCTCCAAATTAAAGTGAATGTTCACCTTTATTTAGAGGACTTACATTTTATCGGAAAAAGTTCTCCATCGTCAATACTCATAAAGAACTCTGCCTTAATCCCGTACTTCTTCAACCGTGAATAGTATGTACCCCGACTTATATCAACCTTGCGAAGCACTTCAAAGAACCCTTTAGGATCGTTGTAATAGTGGCTATAACGCACGTTAGCGAGTTCAACGAATAGTTCCCTTGTATCACCATAGCCTTTCTTGAAAGCCTCGTTACGATAGCGTGTAATTGCGTGATTCAATCTCTTCTGTTTCAACACTTCTCGGATCGGCTTCCACTGCAACCGATAGATCGGACCGTCATCCACTCGATAATAACGCTTGATATCAAAATCAAACCAATCTCGGACTCTCTGGAACTCTGTATGTGATGTTCTATGCTTCTTAAAGAAGTTGTGAACGTCTGTATAACCATTATCGCGGTAAAATTCTATTAAAATCTCTTTCGCTTCCTCACGACTAAATCCAGATGTTGTGTAATCAGTCTTCTTGTGATGGTGCTTAACTGGCAAACGATATTCATGATCGGTACAACAAGAAAAGGCTAATTCTAATACATCTCTTTGTTGCTGATTAATTAGCATACAACCCCCTTTGATTAATACCCGTATTTATCAAAAAATCAACAATTTAATAAATACCTTCATATTTCGTAATGAGGGTAATTACATGAAACTGATTTCTAATAAGGCCAAATTAAAAAAGATTCTTAAAAATATCTCTGCGGCAATTCGCCCACCTAAAACGATGAAACCTAGCGAATGGGTAGAGGCTAATGTAGTTGCAACCGATGGTGTTAAAGCCGGATCGCTAATTAAATTGCATCCCTTCCAACGTGGAATGATGGACGCGATCACCGAAGACCGTAGAAAAATTGTGTTTAAATGTTCGGCGCAGTTGGGTAAGACCATGATTCTTAACGGAATTATCTTCCATCGGATCGCGAGTAACCCTACGAATATTGGGGTGTTGCAAAGTAACGTTAGGGAACTAAATTCTTGGATCGCTGGTAAGGTGAAGCCAGTATTAGAGGCAACGCCAGAATTAAAAGCGATGATCACCGACAAATCAGACCGTAATGCTGTTAACAACTCATCGATTATTCAGCTTCGTAATGGATCATTCATGTATTTCATGTCGCTGAACAGTCCATCACACTTGCGCGGTAAGACACTCCCTTTGATTATTCTTGATGAAGTTGATGCGGCTGATGAATCAGACGAAGGGAACCCGATCCAGCTAGCGGAACAACGCGCAACCACTTTCGGGGAAGATGCAAGGATCGTAATTGCTTCCACTCCAACCGCTCGTGATGGGGCGATTAACCAACAATGGGAACTCTCGGATAAGAGAAAATATCATGTCGTTTGCCAGCATTGCGGACACAAGCACGTAATGGAATGGAGTAACGTACATTTCGATTGGCATACGATTAACGGTAAATCATTACCCAACCCAGATACAGCCGTTTACCGTTGCCCTGAATGTGAAACCGATTGGACCGAAGGGGATCGCCTACGTGCTGTTGCTAAGGGAGAATGGGTCGCCACCGAACCAAACGCGGAAGTAATCGGTTTTCATGCTAACCGCCTTATGTCTCCGTTTAGTTCTATCCGTGCGTGTGTGGTGGACTTTGCTGATAGCTACGCGAATATGTCCCTGGCAACGTTCTACAATACAGTCCTCGGTGAAACCTTCGATGATCTTAACGAAGACCGCACAGCCGACGAATTAGAAACGCTGAAAACTGATATTAGCCTAGACAATATTCCTGATGATGTACTGGCTCTGGTTGGTGGAGTTGACCAGCAAAAAGACCGTCTGGAATCTACCTTGCTGGGTATTTCTCGTAAAGGGCTATGCGTAGTTGATCACCGATCATTCTATGATGTGAACTGCGAACGCCACGAATCACCAGCATATGACCAGCTTTACAACTTCCTGAAAGCGAAATTCTATACCCGATCCGGTGAACGAATCCCGATGTTATCTGCTTTCGTGGACTCATCGAACGGACGAGCTACGCAAGTGATCTATCGATTCTGTAGTCGGTGGCAAAATCTAACCGCCATTAAAGGCGCAAGCAATGTTGATGCACCAATCCTTCCGGTAAAAGACACAAGAACGGGTGGTTTTACCCTTAAAATTCTGGGCGTAAACAACCTTAAAACGATGATCCGTGAAATGATTAACCGGAATTTGAGAGATGGCGATCCTCACACTGTCTTCCAGATTGGCGACGTTCCTGATGACTATTGCGAGCAATTGCTTTCTGAACAGTTGAAACGGCAGGGTAACACCACACGTTGGGTAAAAGTTGGTCAGCAACGAAACGAGGCTCTCGACTGCCTGGCTTATTCCTATGCTGCTTCTCGCCATGTACTCAATAAAATGTCATGGGAAAAACTCGAAGCCATCAAAGATAGTTTGAACCGTGAACCAGAAGAACCCGTAAAAGCTCCTGAAACGCAATCTGACGAGCAAATCGAAGAAACTAAGCCAATCACACGACCACAACGTCAAAACATCGCCAGACGTCCAAATAGAGGCCGTAGCTGGGTAACATCGTTCTAATAACTCGCCGTCCTTCGGGGCGGCTTACTCCTAAATATTGTTAATCCAATAACAATTAAATAAGGGGTAATTATGAGTTTAGAACTAATTCCCTTAGTAATTCGTAAAGGCGAAAAAATCACGCTGGCGAATGAAGAGGGTGTAACAATTCAGGTAGGTAATAGCAAAGGCGTTGTCTATCAGGTCGATGATGCACCGGAAAATCACGAGATTAAAACGTTAGACTTTCCAGAAGGGAAGATGACCATTGTTATTACTCTTGATGAAGAACTGGTATCAATGCAGGAATTAACTGTATTGCCTATTTTTCAGCGTCAATCCAAAAAAGAACATCTGCGGGAAACTATCGCCAAAATCGAGCAAGTTATTTTCGCCCGTTTATCTGGGGACGAAGCCGCATTATCTGCAATGACAATAAAAGGGAACTCATTCGCTTATGAGTCATTGGGTGTTCTCCAGCAATTGAAGACTGATTATGAACGTCAACTGTCTAAATTAATTCAAGCCGAACGACGTAAACAGGGAATTAGCCCGATTAAAAATATCAAATTACGTCTTACGCGATAAGGGGTAAATCATGTTTAATCTTTTTCGACGCAAAAAGGCGGTAGAAACTCCAGTTAAAACTAATCACCGCCAGCAACAACCAAAAATTTTCATCGACAAATCTATAGAAAAATACCAGAGATCTTTGGCGACTCGTAGTTTAGGTCTGGTGGGTGATCGCATTGATGGATCACTTCAACAAGACACCATTACAGGAACCTTCAATAAGGCTCTCAAATCAAACGGTAAGCGCCTTTATGATCAGGGTCGTACTCTGGCCTTAAACACTTCCGTAGGCAGTCGCTACACGCAATACATCACCGATATGGTGGTTGGTACTGGCCTAGATCCGAAGCCATCAATCGTTAAATCAAATGGCAAACTTGATAGCGCACTGAATAAGCAGATCGAGAATGCTTTCTGGAAGTGGGCGCAGAATGCTAAACGCTTCTCTCGTAACGGTCGCTTTAACTTCCGTGAACTGCTGGTAATGGCTGAACGTGAGCGCGTTATGGGTGGTGAGTGCTTCATCGTTTTAACCAAAGAAAACAATGAGTTAAATGTTTCTATCCTGTCTGCTGATAAGTGCGACTGGTCGCTAAACCGTGAAGTAAGCAAAGAACGTGCTATCTATCAGGGGATCGAGTATGACGTAGAAACAATGAAGCCAGTAGCATACTGGTTTCGTAAAATCAACCTACTGACTCAGACTTACACAGGTGATAACTATCGCGTAGATGCATCGCAAGTATGCCATTATTATCAACCACTTACAGCCGAATCCCTGCGTGGTGTGACTGATTTCCTGCCAGTGATTAAGGATATCGCACATCAAGACGCATTCCGCGAAACTGCAATTATCCAGAAACGTATTGCAGCTAGTTCTATGGGCTTTATCGAGCGTCCGAAAGATTCTGGTGACGATTTTGATACTGGTGAAGAGGATGAACAATATCAAGCGCCGGAAGTAGTACAGGATTTTGCACCGGGTACTATTCAGGAATTGCCGGAAGGGGCAACGATCAAGAGCATCCAGGCGACGCAAAGCGGTGATGACTTTAACAGCTTCAATGATGCGATGTTTACTAGCGTATCAATGGGCTTAGGCGTGTTTAAACAGGGCTTGACTGGTGATACTTCCCAGATCAACTACAGCGCCGCACGTTTCGGTGAATTAACCCAGCGCACACGAGTTAAAGCACTGCAAAACAAATTGATTGAAACAGTGGTGTCGCCCATTTTCGAAGCATATCTACGCCATTATTCCGCGCGTGGTATTGTTCCGATTCGTATTACTGCAATTCCGCATATTATCGATAACACTACTATTATCCGTCCGCGTTTTGAATCCGTCGATCCATTTAAAGACGTAAGCGCCGAGATTGCTTTAATTGATAACGGACTTAAATCACGTACTGCCGTTATATTGGAACGTGGTGATGATCCTGAAAAAGTATTCTCAGAGATTCAAGCCGAAAAGAGCGCACTAAATATTATCGTTAATGGCGAGGGTGAAGAAAAAAATTCCCCAGCCGATCCCTAATAACCAACGGGGGCGCAATGCCCCCAATTAATTAAAGGTGATTAAATGCTTAAATTTCGCCGCGATCTTAACGGTTACGGTGGAGTTATTAACGAAGGGCATAACGATCAATACGAATTTGAAATTGCTTTCTCAAGTACCCAGCCTTACCAGCGCCAATTCTGGGATGAGCAAAATCAAGAAATGGTGGTATTAGATGAAATTCTGGTACATACACCGGAAGCGGTTGATCTGTCTCGTCTGAATAATAACGCTCCGTTGCTGTTCAATCATAATTTCGATAATCACATTGGTGTTGTTTGTAACGCTCGAATCGATGCGGATAACGTAGGTCGTGCTCTGGTTAAATTCTCCAAGCATGGGACTTTGGCTAATGATATTCGTAATAAAGTCATTGAAGGTACGATGGAAAAAATATCGGTCGGCTATGACATTAAAGAGTATCACATCGACTACGCTAAATCGCAACTCATTGTTTCTAAATGGATTCCTCACGAAATTTCGTGGGTCACGGTGCCAGCGGACGATTCGGTCGGTTTAAATCGCTCTCTAAATACTATCACAGTTAATTTGGAGGCGAAACGCGATATGACTAAAGAACAAATCGAACAAGTTAAAGACGAAGAAGAAAAAGAAGTCGCTCAGGTTGAAGAAACTCCGGTAGAAGAAAATAAAGAATCGGAAGTAGAAGAAACTCAAGAGCGCCAAGTTGAAGAGAATGAAGAAAATGAAAATCTCGAAGACGGAAAAGACGCTGAACATCCTGAAAGTGTTGATGATGATAGTTCAACTGTTCGGGAAGCAGAAGAAATAAAAGAAGAACGTGAAGCTGCTCCGGTTGAAGAAGAAAAAATCGAGGAAGTGGCTGAACGTTCCGAAGAAGACGAATTAGAAATTCGCGAAATTGCACGCGAACTAAATATTGATGACGAAGAATTGAAACGCGCATTGGCAAATAAAGAAATGACGCCGGAAGCATTCCGCACTAAGGCACTAAATAACATTACCAATGCTCAACGTAATAACGAACAAATTAAGGACTCTAAAATGGAAAAAACTTTTGACCTGAACAACGTAATTCGCTCTCTGGTAGATGGTGAAGCTCTGGGTGCTAACGAAGCCGAGTTTTCTGCAATGGCTGCTACTGCAACTATGCAGCGTGGTCGTGCTGCTCGTGGTGGCTCTGTATTCGTTCCGGCTGCTGCTATGCGTGCTGCTGCTGCTGGTAACACCAAAGCCGATCTGACTGCTATCACCGACGAAAAACTGATGACTGAATCCTACATCGAAATGCTGATGCCGGAATCTGTTCTGGGTCGTCTGGGTGTGACTGTTTACAGTGGCTTGAATGCTCCGACCGCTATTCCAAAAATGACTAAATCCAGCGTTGATGCTTTCGGCTTCGTTGATGAAAACGGTGCTGCGCCGGAAAGCAAAGCTGAATTTGCGAACGTGAAACTGTCTCCTAAGACTTTCGCTGGTGGCAACCCGATTAGCCGTCAGTCTCTGAAAACCGTTCCGGGTATCGCTACCCTGATCACTGACCACATTAACAAAGCTGTTCGTATCAAACTGGAACAACTGATTCTGTCTGACAAAGAAAATGCTCGTGGTCCGGCTGGTCTGGTTAAACAACTGGTAGACGGTGGTCGCGTTGAGAAGAAAGCTGCTTTCTCTTACAAAGATTTCCTGAAAGAAATTGCTAAACTGACCGACGCTGGCGTTCCTGCTCAGGCGATCAAGTTTGCGATGAGCGGTGCAACCGCTGCCGAACTGGAATCTACCCTGAAAGATAACGGCGTTTCCGGTTATATTATCGAAAACGGCAAACTGGCTGGTTACGAAGTAGTTACTTCTGGTGTTATTCCGGCAGATCACATCGTTCTGGGTGACTTCTCCGGCATCACTATCGGTGAGTGGGGCGGTCTGGAACTGGATATGGACGACACTACCTACCGTGCACAGTCTGCTATCGTTCCGCGTATCTGGGTAGATCTGGATTATGTTGTTACTCAGCCGGAAGCTCTGAAAGTTCTTCACATCTCCGCTGAATGAAATAACGAAGAATTACCGGAAGAAATTCCGGTAGTTACGGCGAAAGCCACAGCTAAAAAAGTGGGTCGTCCACCGAAAGCAAAATAATAATTAGCCCTGCCTAACGGTGGGGCTTTTTTGTATGTAAATACTCCATAAAAGGGGGTAACTATGTTCAAATTATCAGAATCACAATTAAATCGAATGTTTAAGAGTGCTCCGGTTTTTGTGGTGGAAGGTGGTAAATCAATTCGTGCTTACCATGAAATTACTACTACCGACGAACAAGGGGTATGGACAGAAACAGAATTCTTATTCTGTCGTGAGGGAGATTTAAAGCAAGGTGATATTGTCATTGTAGAAAATCAGCGTTTCAAAGTTCAATACATTAAGCGCAATGGTGACAATACCAGTGATTGCTTTATCACTTTAGCAGGGGGTGCACATGCTCGCTACCGTTAATAATATGCCACGTCTTAAGATTAAACGTGCTTTACAGGATATTATCGAACAAGATCTAGGTCTGGCTTTAAACGTAGAACAAACTCAAACTGGTTTTAGCGATGACGTGGTGTGTTGGATTACCGGAATGAATGAGACTTACACTAGGGTCCGTGGTGGTAATGCAATGCAAGCTGAATGCGTTATCGAAATGCAATTATATTCTCAGATTCATGAAACGAAAATTCATGAGGGTATTTGCCAGATAATCCAGATTCAGCCGGATAACCCACGATTTAAAGATTTGGGCTTCTCTATTTCAGATATCACTCCAGTAGCTTCTAATACCGATTATGACGATGATTCTAGTGATGGGGGTATCGTTGGGACACTTAGCCTTAAATTTTCTTATCTAGCGCGTTTTTAAGGGGTAATAATGAATATTACACAAGATAACTTAGACATTTTCACGGGGTCGCATGTTGAAGTCTCCGTGTCTACTATGGTGGATAACCAGCCGGACTTTTTCGATCCTGCATTTAGTCCTATCGAGAACATCGCAGCATTCCCGACGATAACCGAATCCACAGAGATCCAGACGTTAGAAGAGTATGATCAGGACGCTACGGGTAAACTTGCTGGCTATCGTAAACTTGAATCAACTACGTTAGTAGTAAACCGTGTTCTGGATGACGAACATCAAGACATGTTGATGAAAGCGGTGAATGATAAAACTCCTTTACGCTTTCGTATGTTCTATGTTGTGAACTCTGGTTACAGTGCTGCTAACACAGGTTACTACGTCATCTTTGACGCTTATGTCTCGTCACATAAAACCCGTGGTAGCGATAACAAAGTTACTACCATCGAATTTAAATTAGATCCTGATGGCGGGATTCTAGATCGCGGTATTGCTACCGAAGGCCGGATCTTACGTCAGGGTGATTTTGGTTTGGGTGCTGGTGTAAATCCATTCACGGGTCCGATTGATAGCGAAGCATTAGCCGGAAACCGTTTCGTAACCTATCAGGGATCGAGCGCATCTAACCCATTTAGTGCTGATACTTCACTAATTCACGTTCAACCTAATGAAGATGGTGGTTGGCAGCTAACATGCACCGCTTCCGGCGCACCACGTTTACGAGTTCGCACAGTCCAGAAAGATGGTAATTCTGGATGGGTGAAAGTGTATTCCACAGAAGAAAAACCGACGCCAGCCGAGATTGAAGCCGTTTCTATCCATGACCGGATCGACTTCGGGGAATACTGATTGCTTCTCTAAATAAAACATGACGCGGGGAGGTTAACTCCTCCCTTATTCCTGTTTTATGTGAGGTGATTAGATGCAATCAATCCAATTTAAACGAACTAATGTTTCTGGCAAAAAGCCAACGCCGGAACAATTACAGGTCGGTGAGGTAGCAATCAACCTTAAAGACCATGTTATTTTTACCAAAGACCGAGATCATGAAGTAGTTCAAATCTCTGTTTCTCCTGAAACTCATGCGGCATTAGAATCTAAAGTTGATGCTAACAAACAAGAATTAGATAGCACAATTGCAGTAAACGACCGCAATATTCACGCTAAAGTAGACGAAATTAAACGAACTACCGATTCTACTATTGCCAACAATCACGCAGAAATTAACAATAAAGTTGATACAATTAAACGCGAAACCGACGCGACAATCGAAGCCAATAAAAATAAAGCTGCTTCCGATCTTGCTGGTGTTAAATCTGAATTGTCCGATACCATCACCGCTAATAAAAATGCGGCTGCTGTAGCAACTCAGGAACTGGACACCCGCATCAATAAAAAAGTTGATGATATTAAATCCCGTACTGATGCAACCATCGCAAGCAATGATAAAGCTATCAATGACAAAGTTGATTTGATTAAGGCCGAGACTGATCGCACTATCGCAGCAAATAAAATTTATGCGGAAAATCAGCTAACCGCTACGCGCGATAGCCTTAATAGTGTTATTGCAGCAAACAAGCAAGAGGCAGCGGATAACGTCGCAGCATTAACCCGTGATGTTGAAGCCAAAAATTCAGCAATTCATAGCAAAGTTGACAATAACAAGTCTTACACTGATTCTGAATTGGCACGCTTAGAAAGCCGTATTGATGCAGCCGACGGATCGAGTGACGGTAAGTACATCAAAAAACACGTAAACACTTACACTGATGGTTATTTGCTGTCTAAGACCGCAAACTATTTTGATGATCCAAATGCTCGTAATCTTGATTACTTTGGTGCATTCCGCATGAATGATCTAGCTGGTCATATTGCTTTAGCGTTGCATGTTCCCCATCCATCCGGTGTTAATCATGCTCGTGGTTTTGAGTTCACTTATGGGTCTAATCCACATGCTACGGTAAGAACATACGGCTATGATGAATTGGGTCATTTAGCATATTCTCACCGCATGTATCACGAAGGTGATAAACCTACTCCGGCTGAAATTGGCGCATATTCGAAAGCAGAAATTGACCGACTTTTCCAGAAGACGCTTAATTTTGGGATCGAGGGCGGTTGGTTTAAACTAGGCACTTTGACAATGCCACAACAACACGGTCGTACGGCTAAGATCCGTTTAGTGGGTGGTAACGGTTATAACGTCGGACAGAATGGACAAGCCAATGTTATTGAACTGGTGATCCGTTGCGGCAACAATAGCCCGAAAGGTGTTGTATTCAATGCGTATTATACTATTTGGTATTACGAACAACATTTTTGTGCAATTCCTACCGATGGTGATAATTACGATCTTTACGCTTACTATGGTGCACATACAGGATTTGTTTTAGCAGAATATCAAGTTTCTTCCGGTGGTGTTTCTTTAAACCTGTTGGATACTCCTGAATACCTGGGCGGTGAAAAACCTGTTGCAGATGAAATTTTTGATGCTCTTAACATTTCATCGTTTAATAACTTTAGCAACCGTGGGACATTAAATTTTGCTGGAAACCATCAAGGCCAATACGACATTGAGCATTTAAACGAACAACCGACAAATGCTAAAAAGATGTTGCGTCGCTTCCGTAGTTGTGCACCAGCTACAATCTGGCATGAGACAGTTGATGATAACGCATATCGTCTTGCTACTGGATACGAAGATACAAATCAGGAATTATTGCTGACAGTAACATCCGGGTTACATGTCAAGAAATTAACATTGGATGGCGGTGTTACTGGAAATTCTGGTATTGATATTCGTCGAGGACCAAACGAATCAAGCCATTTTAATTTTATGGATTATCGCACTGGTCAAGATGTTCGTAATGGCTGGTTTGGTTTTGGTGATGGAACAACCAAAGATTTTATTTGGTGGAACGATAACGGTCAAAACTCGATAAACCTGATTGAAGATGGTGAATTACATATTACTGGTGGTAAAGGCCAGAAAATTGTAATGAATAGCGAAGTTGCATTATCTGAAAATGCTCGTTTGGCTGTCAAAGGCGGTAACTATGGTTTGATGTTACGCAATGATGGTTCTAGCTTCCATATTCTTACTACCGATTTAAAAGATTCTTTTGGTAGTTGGAATAATCGCAGACCATTCAGCTATGATTTTGCGGACGGTGGATTGTATTTAGGTGGTACTGCAACCGCTCGGTGTTTGCATCTTGGAATTGATGGTAGCACTCGTCTTGAGGACAATCTTTTCTTTAAAGCTGGTTCTCGTCAATCTATGGACTATATGGAACTCGTCCATTGGGGAGCAAGCAATACAGGTCGAAATAACGTTTTAAGTCTTCGTGACTCAAAAGGATTTTTAGCCGAATTTGAACGTCTATGGGATAATACCATTAAAAACACCTTCTTCGGGAAAATGAAAATTAATCGTGGATCTGATGCAATTATCATGAATGCCGAAAGTGGTGATTCGTCTGTATATTTGTTGGGTACGTGTGCTGACAACAACAACTGGTATATTGGTAAAGGCGGTGGTGATAATGGATTAGCGTTCTATAGCTATGCTACTAATGCCGCGATAAATCTTACGAACGCTGGGGATATTGCATTAAGTCCAAAAGGCGTCGAAATGGTTCATGTTAATAACGCTCGATTATATGTTCATGGTGAACGTTGGACCGCTAGTCAACCAGGTGATTGGGGTAATCAGTGGCGAGTGGAAGCGCCAATATTCGTCGATCATGGCTATGTTGGACAAGACTGTTATTATCCGATTGTTAAAGCAAGAAGTTTAATCACCAATCAAGGGTATACAACTGCCGTCGATTTTGGTATGCGTCGTATCCCTAACAATTGGGGACAAGCAATTATTCGTGTTGGATCTGCGGAAAACTCACCTGATAACGGACACCCTCAAGCTGTATTTGAGTTCCATCACGATGGGTTCTTTTACACGCCGGGTAACGGTAGCTTTAACGATGTGCATATTCGATCTGATGAACGTCTTAAGATCAACAAGGAAGAATTGGAAGAAGGTGCGCTGGATAAATTAAACAGCTTAACCGTATATTCCTACGATAAAGTTAAATCACTTTCTGATGATACAGTGGTTGGACGCGAATTAGGTGTCATTGCTCAAGATGTGGAAAAAGTTATGCCGGAAGCTGTGCACGTTTGCAGCGATGGAGATACCGAAAATCCAGGAGAAATTAAAACTATTTCTGTTTCTAGTATCAATGCTCTTTTCGTGAAAGCCTTTCAGGAATTAACGACTAAGTATGATGCGATGAACGAAGAGTTGAAAGCTGTTAAAGCTGAACTTGCGGCTATTAAATCCTGTAAATGATATAAATGGGGGGAACACCCCCATTTAACTAAATAAATAGAATTACGGGCATGTACCCTATTGTTTTAAAAATAGAAGGAAAAGAATAATGACTACTAAATTTGATATTTTCTCTGGTGGCCTCGTTGGTCTGTTTCTGCAAGAAGATGTAGCTAACGTTGATCTTGACGCTGAAACCTATCTGGAAATTCCAGAATGTGCGGCTTTCCCGGAAACTGGTGTAGAACGTTCTACTGTCGATGTTCCTAACTTCGGTGGTCCGTATAACCGTAAGCTGGTTGGTCGTATGTCTGTACCGGATATCGAACTTTCGATCAACTACATGCCGGGTAACGAAGTACACGAAAAACTGATTAAAGCAACCGAAGACGGTAAGCGCGTACAGCTTAAAATTGCTTACTACATCGACGCTACCAAAAAATCTGGTGTACACATCGCTTATAACGGCTTCCTGTCTAAAACTACCATGACTGGCGGCGAAGATGCTGTAGTCGGTCGTACCTTCACTTTTGTAGTAGATGGTGCTCCGGTTAAACAAGCTGTTTTCCAGAAAGTCTAATATTCTCTAGCCATCCTTCGGGGTGGCTTTTTTGTTTCCAATTCTAAATAAACATATCTAATTAACTTAAGAGGAAACAATAATGAATATTAATGAAATGTTAGCCGCACTTTCTCCTAAACGCGAATCTCTGACCATCGGTGGATTCACTTTCTATGCTCGCCCTATGTCAGTAAAAGAATTTAACGAACATGTTTTCAATACCGATAAAGAAGACCGTGATGAACGTTCTATTCTTCGTTGTATTGAAGATGAAGACGGTAAGCCAGTATTTGAATCTATGGAACAAGTTAAAGCACTGTATACTAACGTCCGTAGTGAATTAATCGGCTTAGTTGCTCAAGCATCCTTGATGCAAGATCCGGCAGTAATTGAAAACGAGGTAAAGTAAACCCGCTTCTGAATTTCTATTTCCGGCAAATGATGCGATCGGGGCTTAGTAAAGATGAAATGGATAATATGCCAATCACTCTGTTTTGGAAATTATACATTTTCGACACCTACTTAGAACCACAAAGCCCCGCGTTTCAAGATATGCAGAATGCGATGTTGCAATATTCCATGTATATGACATCGCAAGGAATGACACGCGAAACTGCACGCAAACTCAAGCCTAGCCAATTCCAATTAATTAGAGAAGAAAAACTCTTTAAAACTAAAGAAGAACTGGAAGAAATTGCACGCAAGAAAGAAGAAGAACGTAAAGCGGCAATGCTGAACATGTTTGATCCATCTTTGCTTGAGAAACTCAGAAGCGGTTAAAGGGGTAATTTATGACAAAACATATAGTAACAATAGAAGGGAATAACGACGGTCTAAGGAGAAGTACCAACCAAGCGATTGACATGCTTGATAACCTTTCAGAAAGGGCAATGAATCTTGATTTGTCTGGTGGTTTATCTAGTTTAAGTGGAACCCTTCGCGGAACTGGTGGATCGCTTGCTTTGGCTGCTGGTGGTTTTGTTGGTCTGGCTGCTGGTGCTGTCTCTGCTGCAAATGCCATCGGTGATTATGTAAAGGAATACAGCGAAGTTTCAAAAGCAACTGGTTTAACCGTCGAAACACTCCAGAAATTAGAGAAGCAATTCTCTGGCACTGGCTTAACCGTTGAGAAATTTGGTGATATTAACAAAGACACCTTAGATAAACTGGCTGATGCATGGCGTAACGGTGGCGGTATTGAAGACGACCTAGAAAGTGTAGGTTTGAAGATTAAAGATTATGCCGAGTTTATGAACGATCCACAAGGCGGGATGAAAGCGGCAATCAAGGTCTTCTATGATATGCGCAAGGCTGGTGCGTCTATCGCTGATGTTAAGTTTATGATGGAATCGTTAGCCAGTGATTCAAGTCATATGGCTGATGAATTGCAGAAATACGGATCTTATCAGGAAGCTGTAAACGCCATTAATCAGCAAACTGTTAAAATCACCAATGATACAGCCGAAGAATATAATAAATTCTCTAAAAATATGGATACCCTTACCGATAACTTAAAGGGTATGGCAGCAAATGCGCTAAATCCAGTTGTTGAAGGGATGAACAAGTTATACAACTGGTTTGATAAAGATTGGGAAAAGACCGCTTTATTCAACGCATTAAAGACGTTTAATGAAAGGTTTGAAAAAGCTCGCCAGAATATGGCTATGGCTAACGGTGGTTTTATTAACAAGCATGGTTATAGTTCTACTGGTCTAGCAGGTGGACAAGCCAGCTTCAACAATAAACCAAATTATCCTGATCGTTGGGTGGATAGTGAAGGAGTTACCCGTGATAAAAACGGCGATCCGGTAATTACTATCACTGGAAATAAATCGGATACTGGATTTACCCCAACGGGTCAAGGTGGAGGCGTCACTGGTCCAACAAAAAAAGAACAAGAAGAAGCCAAGAAGAAAGCGGAAGAGGCAGCTAAAAAGGCTAAGGAAGCCGCAGAAAAAGCACAGAAAGCACGCGAGGATGCAATCAAGCGACTGAATGCTCTTGATGTTAAATTGCAAGGACAGACAGCCGCGTCTATTGCTTCTCAAAACAAGCAGTTAGAAGCCAGCTTGAAAGATTTGGACACTGCTTTAGATCTGGGCTTAATCTCACAGCAAGACGCAGCCGCTAAACGTCAGCAACTGTTAGACCAGAACGCAGAAAACATCTATAAAATGATGCTGGGTGCTGATCCGGTTGATGCTTTGAATGCCTTAACAGTTTTGCAACAAATCAGGGACAACGAGTTAGAAAGCCATAAACGGTTACTTGATGGTAAAGCTATCTCCTACGAAGAATATATGCGTCGTGTGAATGATACCGAGCAAAGTTATTCACAGATTGAAGATTCTTTGCATGGAATGGATGGTTTTAAAACCAATCAGTTGACCAATAGCTTAGACTATCAAGATCCAAATGATCCGTTTGCTAAATTTAATGCAATCGATAAAGAGAAATCGGAAGCGGAACAAGATTATAAGACCGGTAAAATCAAGATTGATGGGATCACCGATCCGGCTAAACGGATGGAAGAATTAGAAAAACTCAATGAAAACCATCAAAAACGAATGGCTGCAATTGAGAAGAAATATGCTGATGCTCGTCAGTCAATAGCTGATGATATGTATGGCGGTTTTGCTGCTGCAATGACTCTCTTCGGGCAGGAAAACACTAAAGCTATGCAGATGGCTTTCACTGCTCATAAAGCATTCTCTATTGGACAAGCGACGGTGAACATGTGGACGGCTGCTACCGATGCATGGAACGATCCGACCAACGTAACCACAGGTCAAAAAATCGCGGCTGCTGCATTGGCTGTTTCTCAGAACATGGGGAACATCGCAAACATCAAGTCTACTAACGTTAGCGGTATGGCTCATGATGGTATCGATAACATCCCGCGTGAGGGTACATGGCTGCTTGATAAGGGTGAACGAGTAGTTGATCAGCGTACTAACGGTGATTTGAAAGACTTCTTATCTGCTCAAAAATCAGGCGGTGGTAACTCTCAGCCGATTGAAGTTAACGCACCTTTGAACATTAACGGCAACGTTAATAGCTCAGACAAGATGGTCATGGATGCTATCAAACGTCATGCTAAGTTAGTTGCTCAGGCGGTAGAAGACGCACAGCGCCGTAAGATGTAATTAAAAGCCCTCATAGTGATAAATAATCATAAAACTATGGGGGCTTTTTCTATGTTCAAATCCAAAAATATTAAAATCACAGATTTTACTCTTAAATCAAAACAACCTTTCTTCAAGGCGCAATCTATTTCTGGTAAGTTCCAGCGTCGCTTTACTGGTATTCATTTTTATGAAGCAGAATTTACAGCTAATTTCATGGCTCAGGATATTAACGAAGTAAAAGAATTTGTAGCACGTCACCTTTTTGGTCGTCCTTTTAGTGTGCCACTGTCTTACTTTTCAAAATATACAGGTGATGTACGCCAGATGGTTACGGCTGCTGCTGGTACTGCTCGCGGTGGGCGTAAGGTGAGAATCTCCAACTTCACCGGAACACTGAAAGCGGGAACGATTGTACAGTTTGAGAACCACAAGAAAATCTACACGATCACCGAAGACGTGAAATCAGGCGGTGAAATGAAACTCTTCCCTAACTTGCGTCAGAACGTCCTGGCGGGTGAGGTGATCAAGTATCAGAACGTAGAAGGTGAATTTGTTCTCAAAACTGAAAATATCGATTGGAAGATCGCCCAGATTGGCAAGATGAAATTCGAATTAGTGGAGAATGTATAATGGCAACTATTCAGGAATCATTCAGCCAACTATGTACTAATCTGGACTTCATCGAGGTCTACAACGACCAGACAGGTCAGAACGTGTCTAGATTGACGCTACCGCAGCTTTTTTCCACTGGATCGATGTTTCACATTATCGAAGTGATAACAGCGTCAGGGGACGTTCTACGGCTTACAGATGGGTATTTCGATTTGGACTATAACGGATTTACGTATCTCGCAACGGGTGATTTTCTTCAAATCTCATCGAATACCGAAGAGAAGGAGATCAACAACAACGGGATTAACGTAACCGTTTCTAACGTTCGCGAGGAATACATTACCCTGATTCGAAACAAGCAATTCGATAAATCAGATGTGAAAATCGAAATGGTGTTCCTGAACCCTAACACGGGCAAGGTTGAAACCACTTACCCTGTTTTCCGTGGGGTAGTCGATTCCATCGGGATTAACATCGAACATGAATATGATGAGTGTAAAAACGAATCAGAATTTCAGCTTAATAGTATCTGGGAAGTTCTAGATAAAAACGCTCGAAGTCATGCCTCCGATGGTATCCACCGATCCTATGTTGGAAACGAGAATGATCTATTCTTCTCTCGTGCCGGGAAGTGGAATAGCGAAAGCCGCTGGCACTCGTCTAAAAAATAAGACTGAAACTAAATGGCACACTAAAGCCCTCAATAAATATAGGAGAGATTCTTTATTTTTGAGGGCTTTCCTATATGCAAAAATTCCATTACGTTTATCACACCACTATTAAATCTAATCGCTCTGGTAAAATCTATCATTACGTCGGAAAAAGAACAACCACAAATCTAGACGATGGATATGTGGGATCGGGTAAAGTTATTAAAATGATGAAGCGTAAAAATAAAGAATCAGAAACCCCGATATATGAATTTGAAGTTGTTCGTTCAAAATTGTTTGATACTGCCGAGGAAGCGTTTGAATGTGAAATCCTGTTAGTGGAGGCAGCACGCGAAAAATGGGGGCGTGGTGTATGTCTTAATATAGCTCCTGGTGGTGTCGGTGGTTTTGATGGTGGTGAAAATCATCCTTTTTACGGAAGAAAACATACACCGGAATCTAGAGCTAAAATGTCGGCATCTCGAATGGGTGAAAAGAACCATCGCTATGGTAAACCTAGTGCAATGAGAGGCAAAAAAGTAACAAACCCAGAAATATTAGCTAAATTATCGGCTGCTACTCGTGGAGAGAATAACCCCCGTTATGGTAAACCTGTATCAGAAGAAACACGCGAAAAGATTAGAAAAGCACATCTAGGGCGCAAGCGACCAGAAAGCTCTACCAAGAAATATACACATTCTATACGTATTGCTAAAGGTCAAGGCTGTTGGCAGCATTACGATGAAATCCGGCGCGTGTGGATTGAAAACGGTAAACCCGGCGCGGTTAAATTGAGTCAAATCATGGTTAGCTTAGGCCATCCAAAATACAACCTTCGTAGAATGTACGAAGACTTCAAGAAATAATCCCTTCTCCCTAAGCCTAGTAAATAACAGCATGGAGGTATTCAACATGCTAAAAACTAGGCTTATCACTGATTACATCAATTCTTTAATAGGTCAGGAGTTCGTTCAAGGCGAGAATGATTGCAATCTAATTGCATGTAAGATCATCGATATTCTCGCTGGTACTGACCTATATAATTCTCTTTATAAAAAATATTCAACTAAAGAAGAAGGCTTGAAAATCTGCAAAGAATTAAGCGGGTATTCAAATATCCTTCAACCAATTAAGAAACATTTCAAATTAGTCACTGATGATTTACAGGACGGCGACTTACTGGTCACAGCCCACAAATTAGGGAACCGCAAATATTATTCCGTAGTTCCTCATTATTCCGGTTATGGCCTCGTTGAAGAAGATGGTATCTGGATGACCATTCCTGTTTCAGACATTGAATATGAACAAGTTTATAGATTCGGGGGTGAATAATGGGATTTGAAGTATTGGTAGGCGCGGTTATTGCTGGTGCGTCTGCTGGGATGGCTGCTGCTGCAACATTTTCTGTTATGACCGCAGTCGCTATCGGTATGGCTGCTGGTGCAATGACCTTGATCGCTTCCACTGTAGGCGCACCAAAAACACCTAAAGTACAAAGCCCAGATAATGCGGTGACACTAGGAACATCAAACGATCCTAAGACAGTATTACCCGTCCTTTTCGGTACTACCCGCACGGGTGCAATCTGCGTTTACAAAGCAATTTCACAGCGTGAAAACAACAAACTGGTACAAATTTTTGCTATTTCAGAAGGTGAGATCGATCACTTTAAAGCACTGCACATCGATAATAAAAATGTTCTCATTAGCCAGAATATGACAATTCGTGATGGTGTTCTCGATAAAGGAAACATTAAAGAAGAATACCGCAAAGTGTTAGAAGTCGAGTTTCGCACGGGTAAAAATCCTAACACCGCATTGGATTTAGCTAAACATCATTTGGGCGCAGATTGGGATGATCGGTATCAGGGTAACGGCATTGCGACCATGTGTATTGTTTTACGTCGTGATGACAAATCTTTGGCTGCTGGTGTTGATATTCTCCAGCCTAATAGCCAGGTAGCGGTCGATGTTATGGGCTTAAAAATCCGTAACCTCGAAACCAATGCTATTGAGGCAAGCACTAACGGCGTGGACCAGATTTTCCATTACCTAACAAATGAAAAATATGGTCTATCAGTACCAATTGAAAACATTAACGTTGATTCATTCCTGAAAGTACGTAAGCAAGTACGCCAGATGGATTTGCATTCAAACGGTGCATGTGATCCGAACGCCAGCTTTAAAGAGAACTTGACTAGCCTTATGCAGACTTTCGGCGGGGTAATGTTCGAATCCTTCGGAAGAATTACCCTGAAACTGGATGCTCCTGATATTGTTAAGCATACCTTCAATGAAGACAATATTATGATGGGTAAAGTATCACTGAAAACAGGTGGCACTAACGGTTATTTCAATACCATTAACGCGATGTATCAAGAACCATCAATTGACTATTCCGAGCAAATGCTACGTTATCCGGCTGATGCTGAAAACGATGCTACTATTCGTCAAGATGGTCGAATTATCGCTAAAGATATTGAATATCGTTTTGTTAAGTCTAAAGCCCAGATTGATAAACTCGCGAGCATTGAGCGAAATAAATCTCGTATCACTCAGGTTATCAGCTTCATGACTACTGACGCATTCACTGCCGAAGTGTGGGATGTTATTAGCGTTACCTATGATGAATTGAAACTGAATAATTCACTTTGGCGCATTACTGCAATTGATCGCTCGATTGATTCTGGTATTGCTGGGATGATGACTATCACCGCCACAGAATATAATTCTCAGGTTTATACTGACCTGAACTATGCGGCGACTCCAGACAATAGACCTACCGGTTTACCGGATTCAATGACAGTACAGAAACCGACTAATTTCAGAATTAAGGCAACTGGTGAGACAATCCACGGTAAAAACGTAACTTTGACATGGGACGCACCGGAAGATTTTAACCGCTACGGTTTCCAGATTGATTATCGTGTGAGTGGATCACCTAACTGGATTAAGCTGGGACAGACTTCACAGCAAATTTTCAATATCAATGCACTGGCAAAAGATCGTTCCTACGATTACCGCGTTTGTGCTTTCGGTATTATTGCTCGTTCCGAATGGGTGGAACTGGTTAACCAGAATCCAGAAGTTACCTATGAACTGCCTACGCCAGTGATCCGCATCAAAAATCAGGGTAGCACACCAGGAACTTTTGAAGGCAATGATCTGATTATCGAATGGGAAAATCAGCAAGCCTTAGATGTGGTTATCAACGGTGAAACTAACAAGTTTAGTGACCTGTTTGAAGCCTACATTATCAAGGTAACTAACAAGGCTGGTAAGTCTATTCAGTACCGTACCCGCGATCCTGAATCATGGACCTATACGCTTGATATGAACCAGTTTAACGGCCTTTCCCGTGAACTGACGGTAGAAGTATCCGTTAAGGGCTATAACAACTCAGAGAGCGCCCCAGCGCGTTTAGTGGCTATCAACCAACAACATAAGCCGATGAAAGGTTTTAGTGCGCGTGGTGGCTTTAATACTGCGTTTGTTAGCTGGGCGGATGACGTAGAACATGACTATGCAGGGTCAATCATCCAGTATGCAACCGATAACACTTTCTCAGATGCAAGGGCAGTGACTACCAATAGCGTTAGTCATACTTCCTTTGATTTGGCTGACGGTGATTATTATATCCGTGGTGCTCACTACGATATTTTCGGTATGGATGATGCTGTTTGGTCTGAACCGTATTTCATGCAAATGAAATCTACCATTAGCTGGGACGATCAGGACAAAGAAGCACTTGAAGACCTGATTGGTTTACAAGATCGCTTAGATGAAACCATCGCGGATGCTATTGCTCAAGCTGGCGCTAATGCCGATGCTAAGATTGATGCAATGCATAAACAGATTACTACCGAGACAGGGCAGACGGTCCAAGCCTCAGCCGATACTCTCAAGAGTCTGATTGCTACCAGCGAGCAAGCTAGCTCCACTAAGATTGATCAGGTTAAAGCTGAACTGAAAGGCGATATCACCAATGAAGTTAGCGCATCTGCTACTACCCTGAAACAAGCAATTGCTACCAGTGAGGCAGCAAGCGCAAGTAAGATCGACCAAGTTCGGGTAGAAATGGATGGCAAGATTGCTGGTGTGAATCAGGAAGCAGATGTAAAAATCGATGCTTTGAAGGGAACCATTAACAGCAAATATAATCTGGCGGTTAATGCAGATGGTCGCGTGGCTGGTATTCATATGAGCGCAACCAACGATCCGGCGCAACCGACGAGAATCATCTTTACGGCTGATAAAATCGCGGTAGCTCCACAGAACGGATCGGAAGTATGCCCGTTTGGTATCGAAGATAACAAAGTTTATCTCGATAATGCGATGATTCGTAATGCTGCAATTGGCACAGCCCAGATTAGTGATGCTAGTATCACCACGGCTAAAATCGGCACAGCCCAGATTAACGGCGCTCACATCCAACACGCACAGATCGGAACAGGTCATATCATTGATGGCTCTATCGATAATGCTAAAATTGGTAACTATATCCAGTCTTATAACTGGAATGGTAACGATGGATGGTATATCGGCAAAGATGGCACTTGTCATTTTAGACACGCTAATATTCGTGGTCATTTGGTGGCTGATTCCGGCGAAATGAACAACGTAACGATTAATTCAAGTTGCCGCATTTTGGGTATGCTTGATGCTAATCAGGTGCGTGGTGACTTCGTGAAAGCTATTGGTCGTCGATTCCCACATTGGGACGAAAACCCATCATTGGGCTATCCCGGTTATCCGCAAGGTACAATCACTGTTCGAATTGAAGATGATCACCCGTTTGATCGTCAGATTATCGTTCCGGCTATTAGCTTTGGTGGTCTTAATGCGCGTGAAGGCTCGAATAACAATACTTACTATGATAACTGTCGCTTGATTGTTCGCAAGAACGGTGCTGAATTATATAACCGTGCATATGGTAGACAGACTGGATTGTATAGTGCTGTTATTGATATGCCAGCCGGACACGGACCAGTTACGCTAACTTTTGAAGTAAGTTCAAGCGCAATCAACAACTGGACTCCCAGCACATGGATCAGCGATCTAACGGTAATGGTAACTAAGAAAGCCGCTACTGGTATTTCTGTTTCTTAAAATTTAATTCTAATAATTAATCCCGCTTAATTCTTTTGGGTTAGGCGGGATTATTTTTATCTAAATAATTCTGCCATTAAATTATAAAATATCGGGGGCGTAATGACTGAAATTATATATGGCGGTATCGGTGTTATCGCCTTAATTTGTGGTGGTCTTTGGAGACTTCACCGAAATCAATTAGCAACAGAAAATAGATTGTCGAAATTAGAGTCCAATGATGCATTGTTTAATCAGAAGTTTGAAACAATGCAAAGTAACCACGACCAGATCGCCGAGAGAGTTTATCGCATGGAACAAACACTACACGGTATAGAGAAGAAAGTGGTTGCGATGGACGCCAAATTTGACCAAGTTCTCGACATACTCAAACAAAAATAATAATAAAGGGGTGAATATATGAAGAATAAACTTAAGAAATATTTTGGTTATCTCTTGATTATCGCCCTCACTTATAACGTAGCAATTAGACCTCTGCTAACGTCCTTTGGGCTTGAACTCCCGGCTATGACCGTGGATGAGCAATTGCTAAGGACACTGGCGGGGGTCTTTTCGTTATTAGGGGGCTAACATGGCAACCAGTACCAATAAACGAAACGCTCTAAGGACTAAGAAAGCGTTACGCCAATGGACTGATAAAGCAACCGATACATTCGAAAGGGCGATAGGGGAAGGGGCGATCTTTGCTTCCAGAGCACTCCAGAAGAAGATTAACAAGAATGTTGATAGACCTACTCGCTGGACTCAGCAAGCTGTAGGTAATACCAACTACAAGAACCGATCAGGGACGAGACACCAAATCTTCATCAAGGGCGCAAGGGATAAGGACAAGAAGATCGGCAGTCAAGACGACTATCTGAAACACTATTTCGATGGTGGCAAAATCAATAAGCTAGTGCCAATAGCTAACGGTAAGGTCTTAGACTCCCACGGGAACATTAAGGCCATTAAAGGCGGTAAGATGATGCGTAACATCGAAAATGGCAACTTCATCAAGGTAGAGAACAAGGAAGGGACTTTTATCATGAAGAAGTACAAGCCTAAGAAATCCCGAACCAAACGCGCTAGGAATGGATCGGCGGTGGCAAAACGTCGCTTAGAGAAACGCATACAGAAACAGAGCAAGCGAATTGTTGCCGTTAAGTCAGATAAAATTTCTACTCGTTATTCGACGCTAGGATCGTGGGAAAGCAACGAGGAAATGATGCTTAAGAACATTAATAAGCACATTAAATCGCGCATGAGATACGTTTAATCCATAAATACCCTCATAGAATCTTATGGGGGTATAACATGGCTAAAAATATTTTTACTGAATTTCCTACTTATCCGGTCGATCAGCTTTCCGGTATTTTTATTAATGGCATTAGCCCAGAATCCATGACACATGATTTTGAGGCGAAGAGAGTTAAACATAAACAATATAAAGAATGTATCCGCGATCATGAAAAAGGGACCGTGTTTTGTGTCGCTACATTGGCTAAACGTCCTAAGTATCGTTTTCGTGTAGGACAAGAAGTTGATGTGGTTAATCCTTATAGCTTTAACTGTCTGGGCGATGCACGCGCGGTGTGTGTAGGCACTGCTCCTTATTATATCAAGGGTATGCGCTTTATTGGTTATATCTTCGAAATGATCTAAGGGGGTAATATGTTAAGTAAGCATTTTTCTCGCAAGGAATTTAAATGTAAATGCGGAAAATGTGATTATGATACAATCGACGCTGAATTACTGGTGATTCTTGAGGATGTACGCGAACACTTCGGGAAACCAGTAATTATTAACAGTGGGAACCGTTGTCCGACTCATAACAAGAATGTAGGCGGTGCAACCAACAGCTATCACGTTCGAGGTCGTGCGGCTGACATTGTGGTCAAGGGTGTCTCCCCTGATATTGTCCATGCTTATCTTGATGGGAAATATCCTACTCAATACGGCTTAGGCAAATATAAAACCTTTACGCATATTGATTCCAGATCAAAAAAATCACGGTGGAATGGATAAAATTAAAGCGCCTCTAGTGGGCGCTTTTTTGTTATATAGCAATTGTTTTAGTTGCATAGCTGAACTTGTCGGTTAGATAATAGCGGATTCTCTCAAGTGCATGTTTTACCGCATAATTTTTATGCTTGACTTTTCCGTTACGACCGAATATACACAGATGATCGATAAGATCCCAGACGGTCGCAATATCCTTAGAACCATGTTTACGCAATGCACGGCCAATACTCTGACGAACGATAGTTGATTCTTTCACCGGATGACCGAAAATGACATGGTGCAAGTTCTTAATTGAAACACCAGTAGAGAACACACCATAAGACGCAACACAAATGATCCCGGTGTCACCCTCCGCCATTTTCTTAAATTCATCACGTTCTTCTGTCTTAACTCCACCATCAATGTAATAAACCTTATCATGTACCTTCTGTAACGCGTCATACATAAGTTTTCCGTGTTTAGTGTTACGGAACATCAGAAATACGTTTTCGTTCTTCTTAGCGAGTTTTAGCGCCAAATTACACACAAACTTATTTCGTCTCCCGTGCGAAGTGATGTACTTGATCTCTTCCGCATATTCTCGCCCCTTAACCGCGCTACATTCCTCATCGGTATAACGAAGGAAAAGACAGTTAATTTTCAGTTTTGTCACCTGCCCTTCTTCCATCAGGCGGTCAATACTCACGATCTTAGAAATATCACCGAACATACCGACGTATTGCATTAAATGGCACTTTGATTCTTTCGGGGAACCAGTCATACCGATCTTAAACTGGCAATGATTCATTCCGTTAATGATATTGGTAATATTTTTGGCACTAGCCTTATGCGATTCATCAACTATCAACATTCCATATTGTTTGAACCATTCAGGAGGCATCTTGCAAGCTGATTGCCAGGTACTAACCGTGATTAACCTGTCTCCCGGATGTTTCCCGCTACCACTCATCATTGTATGGATTGCTTCATAAGGGAATAACCGATAATCAACAAAATCATCCCTCATTTGAACCACCAGCGATGTAGTCGGGACAATGATTAGAATCTTTCCGGTGTAGTTCTCTAAGTACCAACGAGACAGCATACAAGCAATCAATGACTTTCCGGCACTGGTAGGAAGAACCAGCATTCTACGGCGATTATGGATACCCTGAAAGACTGCCTCCCTTTGATACCAGTAAGGATTGATTTTATTGGAACCGGAATACACTTCTAGGGAATCAATCCATTCATTAATCGCGTCTTTGGTTACATCTTCCTTCTCAAGCAATCGCGGGTCAATCCAGACTGAATAGCCCATATTTTTAACGAAGACACCCAACGTTTTTAATAGTCCAATTGGTAGGATATTTTCATGCGTAAACAGTCTTATTCGTCCATCCCAGCCGGAATACTTGTAGCGGGGGCTAAACCTAGCCCCTTCAACCTCAAACGAGAAATAATCTCTTAATTCCATTCCGATAGAAGGAGAGCAATCAACCTTAACGAAACTGTAATCTTGAAAATGAATTTTAATATCTTGCATTAGTTCCACTCCACACTTGCAATATTCTTTATATTGTTTAGTGATTTATTGCAGTAGTGGAATGTTTCAGTTTTGCCGTATTCAATCCCGCCTATACCCACATCCAGTAATCTCTTTATTGCTCTTTCAGTGGCTAAAGCATGTTTCATTGATGGCATTTCACCAGCAAAGACAATATCAAAGTTATGACCGGGATTGCGTACACCCAGATTAACACGTCGCTTGATGATTGACTTTGTTACACCAAATTTACCAATATCCCCTGATTTCATTACATAGAGATAAGGCACACCCGCTTTATATTGAAAGTAATCACTTTTGAGACATGCACAGCGTTTACCTTCATTAAGCAGGTTGGTAGCTGATTTGTCGGCTCTATTGCCGCATCGGGTACATGTAAGAGCAATTCTTGAATGAAGCCCTTTAAACTCACCCAGAAAGCCATGAAAGACTAACGGTAAGTCCTTCTCTTTGATGTGAGTCAGAATGCGTTGTTCTAATGCCGATGGAGTTGCAGCACGGGAGGATTTAGGAGTAAAAACAATATCTTTAGCCATTACTGGAATCATATAGACCTCACTTTTTAACTTATAGGCATAACCTCAATATGGTTGGTTTGGGATTTAGGGTCGCGTATTGTACACATCCAGATAGAGAATGCAATAGTAAGACAATTTTCTCTAATAAATAGTAGTGAGCTTATTATTTTAGAGGAAACTACTATGAAACTTGCTTACGCTGCCGAAATTCCTTTTGTTAAGAAAACTCGCGGTTTATCGCCGGAAGAGTACCAACAACGAATCATCGCTAAACTGGAACCTGCTTTCGTATTTGGTGGATTTATCCTACCGTGGAAGGGTAATCACACTTACTTTCGAATCTACAATTTAGATACACAAGAATATAAGGACTACAAATTACGCAAACTGGAAGATACTAACGGGGGTGAGTTACTCCAGACTGAAAAGGCTGTATGGTTGAAAATGGAATCTCGTTGTAATGAGAAGGGAAAGAAATTCCTCGGATGGCAAGGAGAATGGAAAGGGCGCAACAAGACAAAATCCCGTGTTTTGTGCCCTGAACACAATCAAATCATGACGCCATCTCTATTACATGCTCTCAAAGATGATTTCGATTTTGATTGCAAAATCTGTATGGCTGAAAAATCCCAACGGGTAAGAAGTGGCAAGACTTTTGATGAAGTTATTAAGGACAAAGAGACAATCATCAATGCACGTTGCGAGAGTACGCCTTACACCTTCAAAGGATTCATCATAAACACCCCACACCTAAAGGATGTTAAATTTAAAACCTATTGCAAGACACATAATCACGAATGGGAATCTCATTTAAGATGTGCTGATTCTTTCACTTGTCCGCTTTGCATTAAAGACCAACTGGTGCAACTGTCTAACCGGACTTATCAGGGTAAGGCTAGTTTCTATATTCAATTATTAGATGACAAATTTATTAAATTTGGAATCACTACCCGGAAACCAGAAGAACGAATGAGAGAGCAAACCAGAAAGAGCAACTTCACTCACCGCTTAATCTTTACTCATGAGTTTGAGGATGGTTGGAAAGCCGTTGATTTAGAGCATGAAGTAAAACAACGCTTCAAGACTCATGCAGCACCCTACAAAGATTTCAAGGATGGATGGTCGGAAACTCTGACTATTGATGAGTTACCACACTTACAGCAACTGGTTTATGACTACCTAACCAATCAACCGGACGAGGCTAATATGTGGGTATCCCAGAAAGATGTATTTGATGACGATACATTCAAGCTACATACTCACTTCTACGGCATCAATAAACCGGAATTTTTCTGTATTGATGACGACAGTCCTGATTTAATGGATGAATACTTTAATACTCTCTTAGACGCTGCCTAACGCAATTAAATTAAAAAGGGGTACATCTGTACCCCTTAACTGTTTTAGCTCGTTATACGTCGATTTAGGCCGCTTAAATTCCAAATTCCTGTAATGGACCTGGTATTTCCTCCTCTGGTTTCCAGTTCTTATCTGTCAGCATGTCTAAACATGGATGCAGAACAAGCCCGTTACTCTCCAGAATCTGCCTATCATTGATAGTTTTCAAATCAATGAATATCCGGCCTTTCCTCGTTCCTCTTGAATTTTCTATTACAACTCTCTGGGTCTTTCCATCGATGTATTCCAGTACAAACAAGTTTTTGTTTCTGTCAATCCTGCTACACCCGATCCGCTTTAGAGCTTGCTTAATCTTAAACCGGACCTTTAGTCGTTCCTCGTTATAAACATCTTCTAAATCAAATTCTGCGAGCTTCTCCCAGCCTTGAGAGTCAACAGAATACATTTCCTCTTCTGCCATCTTGATCTGATTGTAGAGTGTTTCACGCTCGCTATTGAGGGTAGTAATCTGATCGGCTAGCTCCTTCGTTGCTCCTGTCATAGCAGAAAGGGCAATCAGGTTATCAATCTTGCGTGATATTTCATCAACCTGTACTTTCAACGCCGGAACCGGATTAGCCTTATCCTCAGCAATCCAGATTTTATCAGCCAGCAATTGCAATACAGCTTTCTCTAATTGATCCCCTCGAAAACTCCAGTTTGGATGCTCGCAATCAAGTCTACGTGAACGGGTCGCATCACATGTATAACGATACTGGTCAGAACGTTTGTTTGTTCCCTTCACTTTAACCATAGCGCAACCGCAATGATCACATTTCAATAGGCCAATACCACTAAGCAGGGGGATCGGTTTAACTTCTTCCTTGTCTCCAAAGTTCCATGCTCTAGCACCAATATTTTTCTTAAGGTGATAGAACGTAGGGTCATCAATAACACGAGGGTAATAATCCTTTAACTCATAGTTAACGCCATCTACAGAGACTTCCTTGATACCAATCAAAGCGCGGGTATGGAACAACCTTTCAACCATTGCCCGTGACCATTTTGAATGCTTCTTGTTGCTTACTGCTGGTGGTGGTGCATATGTCTCGTTAAGGTGATCCAGTATTTCGGCGGTTGAACGTCCATTCTTCCGTAATTCCACAATCTCCTGAACAACAGGGAAGTACACCGGATGAGGCAGCACATAACCGGAAGTGGTATCAGTCCACCACATATTCTTTCCAACTTCCTCGATTGCCACTGCCGGATTCTGGGGATTTTCTTGATGCGATTTAATCTTAATCAGTGCGCTTGAATTAGTACGATTGCGCTTAGTCTGACTTTCCTCATTACCACGGATGAATAAAAGGATGGAGAACATCAGGTCCATCGGATTAGCGGTAACAGTATCCAGCGAGTAGATCTTGTTATCCATGCCAGTAACAATGGTTATTCCCCTACGGATGATTGAAAGGAATAACTCCTGCGCACTGACAATATCGGCACGGGATAAACGGTCCAAGTTTTCGATGAATAGCCAGCTACCAACAGGAACGGATCTACCAATTGCATCAAGGAAACGAGATAGCGCCCCTGTTTTAGAGTTAGCACCCTTAAACGCAGATACACCCAGATCCTGATAATCATTTACCAGTTCAAGGTCATACTTTGCCGCAATCTCTCTCGCCATCCTGATTTGTCGTTCATAACTCGAACCATCATTCTGACGCATAGACGAGAAGCGAATATACGAATACAGTTTAGTTTTCATACCATTTCCAAAACAAAAAGCCCCTACCGCGTATTATAACGATAGGGGCATTGGTTAGTAAGTCATTAATATTTCTTTCCAGTTAGTTTTGCATCACGTTTATTAATATCCTCGATATGACTCCATACACACGCAGTAATAAAGTCGTCATCGTCACCAACTCCGGCAATCTGTGCTAATTCAGTACACAGTTGATTTAAAGAAGGTGCAACGGCAGCACGCTTGACACTATCACCCTGTACATATTGTTCGGCATTTGCAGCACCAACCAAACCCAGAGCAAGAACGATACCAGCGATAATCTTTTTCATAGTAGAATCCTCTTTGTTATTTGAATTACGATATATTTATATCGTTAAAAATTGATGCTAATTACCAGACCAAACACAACCGCACCAATTAAATCAATCCAGTTAATACACAATCCGCTATATTCTTTCTTGAATGTCTTAGATGAAATGCCATCATGAAATTGTTTCATTGCTCACCCCATACTAACGACAAGATAAGAAAGACTAATCATAGTTGTGAGACTACCTCCCACGAATGAGATAAAAGCTAACATGTTTGATTCTCCAGTTTAAAAAGCGGTGGGAATTGCACCCACCAAATTAGAAATTACTTCTTGCTAATAAACTCTTTGTAGATAAAATCTAAGACTTCCTTTAACTTCTTATCGGTGTCAATCATCGCCGGAAGTTCTTCTTTAATATCGCGAGGAAGATACACATTACCTTTCCAGAACAAGCAACCACATTGAGCAACCGAATAGCTGAACATCCATTCACAATCTTGTTCTATCTCCCAGAATCTAACCTGCTCATCTTCGAGTTGAAGTTCGATTCCACGGCGGCGAGCATAGTTATGGATTGCTTTGGTAATGTTCAT